CCGAGGAGAGAGACAACCTAAACCCCAAAACAAACCAAGGTTCTTCGATTTTAAACTGAGTCTATTTGGCAGAGAGTTTAGATTATCGTTGGACATAAAAAAGAAACAGCCTTAGGAGGTCAAAATGGAAACCACTGTACTTCTTGTCATGTTTAGTATACTTTGCTTTACGTTTCTGTTATTAGGTGGTATAATTGGCTGGTTAGCCCAACAAAACAATTACGTCCAGATGCAGAATCAGGCGTATACGCATCCTGAGATGTATGATGAAAATGGAATGTTAATTCCCGATGAAATAGTAGCCGTGAGGTTTGAAAACAATGACGACAGCGAAGAAGACGACGAGGACTAGATCAACGTCAACTAGGAAGAAAAGTACTTCCACTCGCAAAACTGCAACAAAACCAAGGACTGTGACAGTTAAAAAGAAAGAACTGCCGCCCAATCCTATGGTTCATGAACTCTTAGAAGCAGTCGATTCTGAAAGAGTAAAGGCTAAAAAGTTAGAGCTTCTTCGCACTCATGGTGATGACTCTTTCAAAATGGTCATGATTTGGAACTTTGATGAGTCAGTCATCTCCGTACTTCCAGAGGGAGATGTCCCATATCAACCTGTAGAAGGTGATGTGCAGGCATCTAAAGAACAGGGGGTTCCTCAGAGAACAACTATCCGTAATGCCGCAAGGCAGTTCTACCGCTTTGTGAAGGGTGGAGACGACCAACTTAACAAGATCAAGAGAGAGTCTATTTTTATTAATATTCTCCAGACTCTACCTCAACCAGAGGCAGAAATCCTTGTTCTTGTAAAGGACAAAGCTCTCAATACCAAGTATAATATCACTAAAGAATTAGTGTCAGAAGCCTATCCAGAAATTACATGGGGGAACCGAAGTTGAAAATCTTACACGAAGATTGCGATCCAAAACTAGCACAAAACACAAAGTTGCCTTATACGGCATATCTTGTGGAATACCAAAAGGATGGCAAAGTGTGTTATGACATAACCTTATGTCAAAAACAAGTAGAAATGTTCGATTACTACTACGACAAGTACAAAAATGGATTGCAGTCTTGGGTTCAAACTAAAGGCACAATCAATCCTAAACTCTGGAATGAGGACATGCTCAATCCAGATAAGAAAAAAACTTCCAACAAGAAACCACAAAAACGTAAATGATTAATCCTATGAGTGTTGTGAAAAATGTGAGAACCTCATACAGCAGATTCTTACAGAAAAACATCAAGGAAGTAGAAGTGCAGTTCGAGAATGAAGACCCTGCATGGATTCCATATGATACTTTGTTGGCTATGATGAACTTTGAGGGGGATATTTTAAATGGGTGAATATAGTGGATCTTCTCCTATGGGAGATGGTAGAAACGTCGCTGGTAGCAAATACAGTGGTGATGCCAAACAAGGTAAGGTTGAAATCAACCAAGAAGAGTACAAGAAGGTATTGAAGAAATATAAAAAGATCAAGAAGTACATGAGATCCAGTCTCTTTGAGATTCGCACTATGGATGGTACTGAAAAAGTAGTATCTCAATTAAACAAAGAAGCGAATGAAATTGAAGGTAATTGATGATTTCTTAAAACCAGACGATTACGAAGTCCTCCGCAAAATGATGATGGAGGACTCTTCGTTTCAATGGCAGTTTGCTCAGGGTGTGAATACACCTGATGATGGTTATTATCAATTTTGTCATGTGTTTTATGCACAGTTTGAACCTAGAAGTCCTTTCTTCTACAATCTCATGCCACTCATAAATGAGTTGGAACCTGTCTCAATCGTCAGGATCAAAGCCAATCTAAATATGAGAACACCCGAAAGGCAAGAATATGATCTTCACACAGATGTTGACGATTGTATCACTTCGATATATTATGTAAATACAAATGATGGTTACACACGATTTGAAGATGGTACAAAGGTTGACAGTATAGCAAATAGGATGGTAGTATTTAACTCAAATACTTTACATGCTGGATGCTCCCCGACTGATACCCTTCGTAGGTGCGTAATTAACCTTAATTACTTCATCTAACATGGAAAAAGCAAAACTCAAACTCATTGTAAAGAATTTAAAGTTACTCGTAGAGGCACTTGAATCTGAAGTTTATTCAGACCTAGACCAATATGTCCCTACTGGTGAAAAACAAAAAGTGACGTATAGCGATCAAATCGAAGAATTATGACAGTTGGACTCGTAAGTGTGACACCAGATGCAGAAAAAACAATGGCACATATTGCCAGAGTTTCTAACCCATCTAATCAAGATAATCCTAAGTTTGCTGGACTTCTCAAGTATTGTATCCAACATCAACATTGGTCAGTATTTGAACAGTCTACCATGACTTTAGAAATAGAAACAACTAGAGCAATAGCGGCTCAAATTTTGAGGCATCGTAGTTTCACATTTCAAGAGTTTTCACAAAGATATGCTGATAGTTCTCAATTAGGAGTCATTCCGATTCCAGAATATAGGAGACAGGATACAAAGAATCGTCAGAACTCTACTGACGATCTTGATCCATTTATTAAGCAGAAAATGGAATTGCAGACAAAGACCTTGTTTGACTCTGCAACTGCATTATATGAACAGATGTTGAAAGAAGGCGTTGCAAAGGAATGTGCTAGAATGGTGCTGCCCCTCGCCACGCCCACAAGAATCTACATGACAGGCTCATGCCGCTCATGGATTCATTATATTAATTTGAGATCTGCACATGGCACACAAAAGGAACACATGGATATTGCAGAAGCCTGTAAAAAGGTTTTTATAGAACAGTTTCCTATTGTGTCTGAAGCACTTGGTTGGAATAATAATCTTGTCCAAGATTTAGTTGAAAATGTAAAACAAACTGCCGAAAAGGCCAAAGAAGCACTTCACGGAGAACAAACTTAATGGCAACGTACCCTGTAGTCAACATAAAAACTGGTGAACAGAAGGATGTAAAGATGAGTGTCCATGACTGGGATAAATGGAAAGAGGATAATCCCGATTGGACAAGGGATTACTCAGATCCCTCCACAGTTCCAGGCGTGGGAGAAGTTGGAGAGTGGAGAGACAAACTCACCAATAAACATCCAGGCTGGGGAGAAATTCTGAAGAAAACAGAAAAAGGAGCTGGGGTAAAGGGTCGTTTAGCCAACAGAGGTATTAATGTCAACTAAAAAAAGAAGAAACACTAATAGCACTGTAGGTGCTGGGATGACTGCAAAACAGATGCGTAGGAAGAGACCAATCAACAATGGTATGTTGGTTGATGTGGAACCAATTACAGATAACCAGAAGATTTTATTTGAAGACTACTCTAAAGGTAAGAATATCTTTGCATATGGATGTGCTGGAACTGGTAAGACATTTATTAGTTTGTACTTAGCATTGAAAGATGTACTTGACGAAACAACACCATATGATAAGGTGTATATTGTTAGGTCATTGGTCTCCACAAGAGAGATTGGTTTCTTGCCAGGCGACCATGAGGATAAGTCATCACTCTATCAGATTCCATATAAGAATATGGTAAAGTATATGTTTGAAATGCCTTCAGACAATGACTTTGAAATGTTATACGGTAATTTGAAAGCACAAGAAACTATTTCATTCTGGAGCACATCATTTATCAGGGGTACAACACTTGATAATTGCATTGTGTTAGTAGATGAGATGCAAAACTTGAATTTTCATGAATTAGATAGTATAATAACAAGAGTAGGAGATAACTGTAAAATTATATTTTGTGGTGACTCTACTCAAACGGATCTTACAAAATCCAATGAGAAGAATGGCATCCTAGATTTTAAACGTATCATTGAGATCATGGAAGATGATTTCGGTACAGTTGAATTTGGTTTAGATGATATTGTTCGCTCTGGTCTAGTAAGAAACTACTTGGTTACTAAACTCGCTTTGTCTTTATAATGTTTACCCACTTGAATAAACTTGGTGATTTTGAGTTAGAAGCCAATACCATAGATGGAGTCAGATATTACACTCTTCCGAGTGGAAAGAAGGCTCCTTCTATTACTTCTATAACTAGTTTCTATAATCGTCAGACATTCAAAAATTGGCGAGAGAAAGTAGGTGAGGAAGAAGCCAATAAGATCACAAAGGTTGCCACCGACAGGGGAACTAAGTTTCATGATCTGGTTGAAAAGTATCTCTTAAATCAAGATGTCAATTCAATGAAGGATATTCTGCCTTCCACTAAAGCGAGGTGGATCGCAGCAAGAGACTCATTGAACAATATAGATAATATTCACGCATTGGAAAAACCCCTATATAGTGAGTACTTCGGTATTGCTGGACGAGTTGATTGTATTGCCGAATACAATGGAGAGTTAGCAGTAATAGATTTCAAAACATCTAAGAAGATTAAACCAGAGAAGTGGCTGGAAAACTACTTCGTACAAGAGACTGCCTACGCCTGCATGTATTATGAAATGACAGGTATTGCGGTGGAGAAGATTGTGACCTTAATGGTTGCTGATAATGGAGATGTGAAAGTTTATGAAAAAACCAACAAACGTGACTATATTAAACTTCTTACCAAGTATATTAAAGAATTCGTCACCCACAAGCTCGGGGAGTATGGAGAAAGAAGTTAACGACTTACTAAAAGAGAAATTTCTCGACCAGAACAAGTTCACTACTGATGTTGAACAACTGGTACTTAACACCGAGCTCAATTATATTGAAGCAATCATTAGTTATTGTGAAGAGAATAATATTGAGTTCGAGTCAGTTGGGAAATTAATCTCAAAACCTCTCAAGGATAAGTTAAAGGCGGAAGCAACTGAACTGAATTACTTAAAACGTACTTCTAGATCTAAGTTACCGTTATGATATTCTGGATAGGATTTGCCATCATGTTTCTCAATGAGGGATTCGTGATGATGCGCCATGTCTCGCCTTGGGCTGCAAAACAAAGAGACAACCTTATAGAAAAATACGGTGATGGGTGGCAAACCTTTCATGGTATAGTAGACTACGTTTGGGTAATTGTTGTAGCCTTAGGGTTTGCATTTTCCCCTCACAGAGGTAGTCACTTATACGTTTTTCTAGCATTTTGGGGTAGTGCTTTTACCCTAATATACCTACCTATGTGGGTGTCCAAAACAAATAAATAGTATTAGTATCAGATTCGATTGATGGGTGAATTTTTTAAATCTGCTCCAGTAAGAGCTGCCATGGCAGAGATACAGGAGTTACAAGAAGATATCATGTCAGGACTGGCAATCAATGGTATGAGAACTCCTACCGTAGATGGTGGTCTTTTGCACATTCAAAAGATGAGAACACTACTCGAAAAGCAGAGGAACTTTATGTTCAGACTGCAACTAGAGAAGGAAGATCCTGATGCTATTGAGATGAAAGAGCAGATCCTAGAGTCTGCCAAGTTTTTGGGACTAAAAGAAGGTCAAAATATCTCAGAATTTTTTGACACTCTGACTCTAACCTTAGATAGGTTGGAAGAAAACATCCCAGATTGACTATTACATAATTATCTGGTATAATACAAACAATCCTACAATACAAAAATACGGAGAATACAAATGTCATTTGCTGCACTAAAGAAACAATCCCGCTCAGGTTCTTTGACCGAAAGGTTGATGAAAAAGGTTGAGAAACTTAATGAGAAGGGTAACAATACTGATGAACGTCTTTGGAAACCAGCTGTAGATAAAGCGGGTAATGGATACGCAGTTATCCGATTCCTCCCTGCACACGCTAATTGTGAACTGCCATGGACTCAAGTTTGGAGTCACGCTTTCCAAGGACCAGGCGGTTGGTATATTGAGAACAGTCTAACTACTATTGGTAAGGATGATCCTGTTGGAGAACTTAATCGTAGTCTCTGGAACAGTGGTCGTGAGTCTGATAAAGATATTGCTCGTAAACAAAAGCGTAAACTTTCTTACTATGCAAACGTCTATGTCGTAAAAGATTCTAGTAATCCTGAGAACGAAGGACAAGTTAAACTCTATAAGTTTGGTAAGAAGATCTTTGATAAGATCACTGCTGCAATGCAACCTGAGTTCGATGATGAAGAGGCAATCAACCCATTCGATTTCTGGAAGGGTGCTAACTTCAAGTTGAAGATCAAACAGGTTGCTGGATTCTGGAACTATGATAGTTCAGAGTTTGGTAAGACAGAAGCACTTCTAGATGACGATGATGCACTAGAAGAGATCTACAACAAGATCTACGATCTTAGTGAGTTCACTGCTCCTGACCAGTTCAAGACATATGAACAACTCAAAGCACGTTTGGATACTGTTATCGGAAATAAGCAAGTTGTAACTCCTACACGCAAAGTACAAGATGAAGATCTTGAGGACTTGAGTGAAGGTAGAGGCAACACTGTTGAAGAAGAACTTTCTAACCTCCGTGCAAGTGCCACTGCTGCATCTGCTGACGTAGATGAAGAAGAGGACGACGCACTGAGTTATTTCCAGAAACTCGCTGAAGAGTAAACAATAAGAAAGGGGTCGTAAGACCCCTTTTTTTATCCCCCACTAAGTCTTGGGTTATATCCTCTCTTAAGCGTCTTACTGACGTATTGGGAGGATTTTTTGTACTTCATTGCTCTCCGTAAATCACTTATGACAGTATTCAGATATAGAGGTCGGATAACTCTAATTCTTCTTTTAGCATCATTTCTGGATAGTTCATGTTGATAATTAGTCACAGGTTGTACATTATTATGTCTAATTGGTTGACCAGAAATATCTCTTGCAGTACCAGCCTCGTCTATGGTTGAAAGCTCATTCAATGTATATCCTCTACTATATTCTATGATTCTTTGATCTTGATCATTTAGTTGAGTATATTTGAGTTCAAAATTAGAGTCAACTCTCAATCCTTCTGGAACAACAATTCTTCCAGCCCAATCCGTAGATT